TGGTGGTAAAGAAATGAAAATCCGTGGCATCTTTATGCAGGCGGATCAAAAGAATCGTAACGGTCGGGTATACCCTTTCGGTGTTTTACAGAAAGAGGTAAACCGTTATAATAAAGAATTTGTTGCTGAAGGTCGTGCGTTTGGGGAACTGGGTCATCCAGAAGGCCCTACTGTCAATCTTGACAGGGTATCGCATATGATTACTAAACTGGAAGCGGATGGAAAGAACTTTATTGGTGAGGCGAAACTGCTCTCAACTCCAATGGGGGAAATTGCGAAAGCACTAATCAAAGATGGTGGTAAACTTGGTGTCTCTTCAAGAGGTATGGGTTCACTGGAATCTAAGGCCGGTGCTAACTATGTGAAAGATGATTTTTATCTTGCCACTGCGGCAGATATTGTTGCAGACCCTTCTGCACCTCAAGCCTTCGTTGAAGGTATCATGGAAGGTAAAGAATGGGTTTGGGATAATGGACTACTTAAAGAGGTAGAGATTCAAAACATCAAAGACGAAATCAATGAAGGGGTAAGACAAAGAAACAGTAAAGTTTCCGCACTTGCCTTTGCAAAGTTTTTGTCAAAACTTTAATCATTATAAATATGTTAAGATAACAAACCAAGGAGAAAATCCCAATGTCAGATCTAGACAAGACAATTGAGGAACTGGAAGCAGAGGTTGCTGCGGAGCTTGAAGAAGCTGCACAGGACGCCCCAACAAAGGGTGCTGCTAAAGGCGACTCGATGGATTCAGTAGAGGGTGAGCGTCAAGACTTGGGTGGTGCCGGTGCTGATACACCAGAAGAGAAATCTGCTTCGCATAACAATGCGGCAAAAGCAAAAAAGGTTTCTGGTGATGCACAGCAAAAAGGTGCTGCTGGAGAACAGGGCGGAGAACCTTCTGCAACTAAAATCCAAGAACCTCTTGCTGCTGGTCATGAAGTTGACCATGATGGAGAGGAACTAGAAGAAGCTCGTATGACTAAAGAGGCAATGAAAGATGCTATGATTGAAAAACTATCAGGCATGAAATCAGTTGAACTCAAGGCTGCATACGATGCTATGATGTCAGACAAAGAAGAAGAAGAGGAGTCAGTTGACGAATCTACTTTGGAAGATCGTCTTGCATCTGTAGATGTTTCTGAAGATGTTTCTGCACTTACAGAAGGTGAAGAACTATCTGAAGAGTTCAAAACTAAGGCTGCAACAATCTTTGAAGCCGCAGTTAAATCTAAACTTCGTTCAGAAGTTGAAAGAATTGAAACTGCTAAAAAAGAAGAAGTCGCAGAACAAATCGAATCTGTTCGTGCTGAAATCACTGAAAAAGTTGATTCTTACATGAACTATGTCGTAGAAGAGTGGATGAAAGAGAACGAAATTGCAATCGAAAGAGGTCTCAAAGGTGAGATTGCTGAAGATTTCATTACTGGTCTCAAGTCTCTCTTTGAAGAACATTACATTGATGTTCCGGCAGAAAAGTATGACCTACTAGGAACTCAGTCTGATAAGATTGATGAACTAGAGTCTAAACTCAATGAACAAATTGAAAAGACTGCTGCTATTAAGAAGCAGAACGATCAACTAGTTCGTGAGTCAGTCTTTGCAGAAGTTGCTTCCGACCTCGCTGATACAGAAGTTGAGAAGTTTAAGTCTCTTGCAGAGGATGTTGATTTTACTGATGAAGACGGTTTCAGAGGTAAACTCAATACGCTTAAGGAAAGTTATTTTCCTAAGGCAACCACTATCGCTGAATCTGTAGACTCTGAAACTGATGGTTCAGATGCCTTCGATACAACTGGTGCAATGGCCGCTTACATGGCTGCGATCAGTAAAAATGTAAAGCGAGCTAATGAAAAGTAAGTGAAAACTGGACTTTTTATAAATATTATTAGAAAAACTCAATAAGGAGAAACTACAATGTTCCAAACAGAACATCTACAGGAAAAGTGGCAGCCAGTCCTAGAGCACAATGATCTTCCAGAGATCAAAGACTCTTATCGTAAGGCTGTAACCACAGTAATCCTAGAAAACCAAGAAAAAGCACTTCGTGAGGATCATGGATTCCTTGCTGAAACTGCACCAACTAACGCAACAGGCTCTAATGTTCAAAATTGGGATCCGATCCTAATTTCACTAGTTCGCCGTGCGATGCCAAACCTTATCGCTTATGATATTGCTGGCGTTCAACCAATGACAGGCCCAACTGGACTTATCTTTGCAATGCGTTCACGCTATCAGTCACAAACTGGTGGTGAAACATTCTACAACGAGGCTGATACAGATTTCTCTGGAACTGGCGCTCAAGTAGGAACTAACCCTGCTGTTCTTAACGATGGCACACCTGGCACCTATACAAAC